GTTCGTGGGGCTGGTTGTGGGCCGCCGGGTGTCATCGCCCGGCGGCCCGTCCGTCTACTTGTCCTCGGGGGCTGCGTGCTTCGGCTCGTGCTGCTCGTCGGCGTGGCGCCGGGTGGTGTTCCTCTCGCTGGTGCTCGGCTCCCCCTCGCGGGACCCGGCGACCGGTCCGTGCGCGCCCATCAGGACTGCCGCTCGCGCACGCTGTACGTGTCGCTGTGGCCCATGCGGGCCTCGTTCGCGTCCTGCCGGGCGGCCTGTGCCCGCTCGCGCGCCAGGTCGGCGTTCGGGGCGCTGTCGACCACGTGCTGCGTCTCGTAGGTGCCGCTGGTGCGGACTACCTCGTATTGGTTCGTCATGCCGAGGAACGTAACAGTTGCACAGTGACTGTGCAACTGTGCTAGCGTGATCGCCATGCAGAACGAGGGCGGCGTGAGCCGCGATATGAGCAGGACGTGGGACGGCCGGCGCCGTGCCGCGGCCCGTGAGCGACTGCGCAAGGCGGCCGAGGTGCTGGCCGGCGCGTCGCAGGAGCACCTGTCGGCGTACGCGCAGCAGATCGTGGTGCGCGCCGGCAAGCGTGCGCTGGTGCACATCGAGGCCGAGACGAACCGATGAGCGGCTCCCTGTTCGACCGGAACGGCCTGCGCGCCGGGGTGGCCTCGGCGCGGGTGGCCGCGGCCGGGCCGCTGCGCTACGGCGTGGACGGGGAGTTCTGGGCCTACGCCGATGGTGTGTGGCGTCCGGCCGGCAGGGAGGTGCAGCGGCGGATCGTGCGCACGCTCGGGGAGCAGTACCGGCCGGCGCACGCGGCGACCATCCGGGACGTGCTCGCAGCCACGCTCGATGAGCAGCACGTGGCGCCGGTGACCGGGTACCTGAACATGCGCAACGGGATGGTGCGGTGGGACCACCCGGGCGAGCCTGCGCTGCTGGAGCACCACGAGGAGTACGGGTCCACCGTGCAGCTACCCGTCGCGTGGCGGTGGGACGCGGACTGTCCGGCGTTCGAGCGCTTCCTGGCCGAGGCGGTCCCAGAGGACGACCACCAGCGCGTCTGGGAGGTGCTCGGCTACCTGATGATGTCGGGCAACCCGTTGCAGCGCATGGTCCTGCTCACCGGCGGGGGCGGCAACGGGAAGGGCGTGTTCCTCCATGTCGTCCGGGCTCTGCTCGGCATGGTGAACGTGGCCAATGTGCCGCTGCACGACTTCTCCGGAAATCAGTTCGCCTCGGCGGACATCTTCGGGAAGCTGGCCAACATCTGCGGTGACATCGATACGACGTTCATCGAACAGACCGGACAGATCAAGCAGATATCGGGTGAGGACGATGTGCGCGCCGAACGCAAGTTCGGTCAGCCGTTCACGTTCGAGTTCTGGGGCAAGATGCTGTTCTCCGCGAACGCTATCCCGTCGTCGGCGGACGGGTCGGCCGGATGGACGCGCAGGTGGGAGGTCATTCAGTTCCCGAACGCGCCGACCCGGCCGGACCGGTCGCTCAAGGGCCGGTTGGTCGAACCTGAGTCGCTGGAGGGTATCGCGGTCAAAGCCGTGTGGGCTCTCCGGTCGCTCATGGAAAGGGGGGATTTCGACCGGGGCGAAACGGCGTCCCTGGCACACCACGAGTTCGCCAAACGGTCCAACAAGATATTGGCGTGGATCGATGACGACATGTATTTCCGGGCAGACTCGGCATACAAGCGGCGGGACCTGCTCATGTGGTTCCGGGCGTGGCTGGAGCACGACAGCCCACGCAGCTCGATGGGTGCCCAGACCTTCTATGAGCGCCTGCGGCAGGTCCCGGGCCTGCGCGAGGTGAAGCGCCGGGGGGAGTACATGTTCGTGGGCCTCGGTCGCAAAGCGGATGCACATTGGGTGGATTTGACCGATTCCGAAACTGCCCCCGAGGAGGGGGGGCAAACGGAATTGCCCCTGGGCTGACCTGCGAAAACGGCCCTGTGGGGCAGGGGGGCATTTTGTTTGAACCCGGCTAGCGCGTGTGTGTGCGTGATAGTGCATAAACCATCTACATGTCAAGGGGCAATATGGGGGGTAATTGGTCCACCAATCTACGCACGCGCACGTTTTATTACTTACTGTGATCACGTATCGAAAGGTATCGACATGGCAACACCGAAAAAGCTCGACGGTCTCAAGGACGAGCTGATCGAACTGGACGAAATCCGCGCACAGATGACCAAGCTCGACACCCGCAAGAAGGAACTGGAGCAGTCCCTGCGGGACGCGCTCGGCGCGGCCGAGGAGGGCACCGTGCGGGGCGTCACCGTGGTGACGTACGCGGCCGAGGAGCGCATGTCGTTCGATCAGACGGCGTTCAAGCAGAAGCACCCGCGCATCGCGGCGCGGTTCGTGACGTTCAAGACGATCCGTCGCCTGTTGGTGAAGGACAAGGCGTTTGGGGAGGCGAAACTCCGTGGCTGAGGACAAGGCGTGCAAGCACGGTGAGCAGTTCTCGCGTGTGAACCTGGACGACCGGGCGGCCGGATCGGTCACCGTGCGCCGGGCTGGGGAAGGGGTGCCGTCGCACGACGGATGGGACGTGCCCCTGCCCGATGGGGCCGACCCGGCACGCTACCGGTACGTCTGCCCCAACTGCCTCGGAGTGTTCGATCAGGCGTACGAATGGCTGTACCCGTACGTGGACATGGACAGCGAGGAGGAGTCATGAGCGTCTATGCATCGGCCGGAGTATCCGAGGGGCTCGGACAGCTCATGGCGGCCGGCGGCCTATTCGCCCTCGGTGGCCTGCTCCTGCTGCTGGCCCTCGGGATGCGCACGCTCCCGGCCCGGCGCCGTACCCGCGCCGAGCGCATCAGGGCGCAGGCTGAGGCCGATCGCGCTACCGCGGCGGTCCTGCGCGCGCAGGCCGCGGCCGACCGTGCAGCACGGCGAGGTAGTGGCAGGCGCACCGAGCCACCCCGCACGATGGGGTTCATGCCACCCGTCGACACGCACTCGCTCAACTAGGTGATCATGTAGTCATGGCCAGAGGTAGCTCGCGCCAATGGCGCAAGGTGCGGCGGCTCACGTTCGCCTCGCAGGGTCGGCGCTGTGCGCTGGCCCTGCCGGGCGTGTGCACCGAATGGGCAACGCAGGTCCACCACACCGAGGGGTACGCGCGGACCGGAGACGACCCGCGCCACGTGGTGCCCTCGTGTCAGCCGTGCAACCGCAAGGTGGGAGACCCGGCCGCGGCGCGGCGTGCCGACCCGCGTCCCCGACCGGTGACGCGGTGGTGACCGACCGGCGTTTTTCCCGGTGGGCTGGCCCGGCGGACACCCGCCGACTCTGTCTCTCCCTCCCCGCTGGCCACCCGCGCGCCCGCGGGCGCGTGCGCGCGTGAGCGCCCCCGAGGGCGGCCGGATGGCCGAGGCCGTGGAGGAGACCCTCGGTTCGCTGACGCTGCGCCCGGAACACGCGGCATTGGCCGCGATCGCGAGGGAACTGGCCCGGCTGATGGATGCCGGGGTGGCGGGCGGCCGGGCGCTTGAGGTGTTCCACAAGCTGAGCCCGCGCCTGACCGGCGTGCTGCGCGAACTGGGCGCGACACCGGGCGGCCGGCGGCCGGGGGGTGATGATGACCCCGATGACGACCTCGATGCCGAGCTGGACGAACTCGCCGAGCGCCGACGCACGCGGCCGGACCGAGCCGCGCCTGTGGACCCGGCCGCTCCGTGAGCTGACGCCGGACACCTCGTACGGGTGGGACGTGATCCGCTTCGCTGAGCGGGTGCTCGGCCGGCGGCTCTACCCGTGGCAGGAGTGGCTCTTGCAGCACGCCTGCGAACTGCTCCCGGACGGGCGGCCCCGGTTCCGCACCGTGCTGGTGGAGGTCGCCAGGCAGCAGGGGAAGACGGAAATCCCGGTCATCCTCGCTGCCTACTGGATGTTCGTGGAGCGGGTGGCGCTGGTGCTGGGCACGTCCACGACGCTCGACTACGCCCGGGAGCCGCTGGACAAGATGGTGGGCTACGTGGAGGCGTCGCCGCTGCGTCGCCGGGTGGCGCCCGGGTGGCTGCGCACGACGAACGGGCAGGTGTGGGCCACGGTGTCCCACCGGCGGCGGCGCGGCCTGCCTGCCGCGGTGAGCCGCTACCGGACGGCGCCCCGGTCGCGCCGCGCCGGCCGGTCGCTGCGCGTGGAGCGGCTGATCGTGGACGAGCTGCGCGAGCACCAGGATTACGCCACGTGGGATGCGGCGTACAACGCCATGACCGCGGTCGGCGACGCGCAGGCGTGGGCGCTGTCGAACGCCGGGGGCGCAGAGTCCATCGTGCTTAACGACATGCGGGACCTGGCCGTGGAGGACGGGGACGCGATGCTCGGCTACTTCGGGTGGACCTCCCCACCCGGCGCCGACGTGCGCGACATCGGCGCGTTGTTGCAGGCCAACCCGTCGACCGGCTACGGGGACGTGCGCCTCGATGTGCTGCTGGCCGAGGCCGATGCGGCGCTGCGCGCCGGCGGATTGAAGCTCGCCGGGTTCAAGACGGAGAAGATGTGCATCAGCGTCCCGACGCTGAACCCGGCCATTGACCCCGGGGCGTGGGCGGCCTGCGCCGAGCCCGGCACGCTCGACGGGGTGCGCGACCGGGTGGTGCTGCTCGTGGACGTGTCCCCGGACGCGCAGCACGTGACGCTCACCGCGGCGGCCCTGCTCCCGGACGGGCGGGTGCGCGTCGAACCGGTGGAGGCGTGGGCCGGCATCGGCGCCACGGTGCGCGCCGGCCGCGCGCTGTCCGGCATCGTGCGCCGGGTCAAGCCTCGCCAACTCGGGTGGTTCCCGAACGGTCCGGGCGCCGAGCTTGCGGCCGACCTGACCGGCCGTCCGGGGTGGCCACCACCCGGCGTCGAACTCGTGGAGATCCGCGGCGACTCCGCAGCGGCCTGCATGGCGCTGCGCTCGTTGGTCAACGCCGGGCAGGTCGTGCACGGGGCCGACCCGTTGCAGGACGCGCACATAGCGGCGGCCGAGCGCTACGAGCGGGGCGACACGTGGGTGTTCGCCCGGCGTGGCCGCGGTCACTGTGACGCGGCCTACGCCGCGGCCGGCGCGGTGCACCTCGCGCGGCTCCTGCCACCACCTGCGGAGATCCGCCGGTTGGTCGTGGTGGAGGGGTAGGCGCCGGCCGTACACTGCTGGCATGTCGATCATCGGGTGGATGCGCCGCACGTTCGGGTGGGGTGCCCCCGAGGCGACGCACACGTTCAGCGGCCCGATGCCCATCGATCAGATGTGGCTCGACATGAAGGGGTCCACGTCGTACGTCGGGCGCGAGGAGGCGCTGCGAATCCCGGGCGTGCTCAAGGGCAGGAACCTGCTCTGCTCGCTGGCCACCCTGCCCCTGACCGAGCGTGGCCCGGACAACAAGACGGTTCGCGCGCCGCTGCTGGAGCAGATCGACCCGAACGTCCCGAACGTCGTGGTGCTCGCCAGGACGTTCGAGGATCTCCTGTTCGACTCGATCGCGTGGTGGCGGGTCACGGCCCGGGGCGCTGACGGGTATCCGACCTCGGCGCGGCACCTGCCGTCCGGGTCGGTGTCGGTGCGCCGGCCGGGCTCGGCGACGTACCCGGCCGAGGTGCGCGCGGTCGACCCGGACGAGCGGTTCGTGTGGGTCGACGGGCGGCCCGTCCCGGCCCGGGACATGATCAGGTTCGACTCGCCGAACCCGGCCCTGCTCGCCTACGCCGGGCGCACGTTCACGCTCGCGCGCCGGTACGCCGAGGCGGCCTCGATGTACGCCAAGAATCCGCAGGCGTCCGAGCACTTCGTCCCGGCGGACAACGTGGCCGACCCGTCCGACGATGACGTGCGTGACGCGCTGGAGCAGTGGATGCAGGCGCGGCGCAACGGCTCGACGGGCTACGTGCCCCGATGGCTCAAGCACGTGCCGGGCGACTCACCGACCGCGGCCGACATGAAGCTGCCCGAACTCAAGCAGCAGGCCGCGCTCGAAACGGCGCTGTGTATGGGGTTGGACCCCGAGGTGCTCGGCGTGCCGGTCACATCCCGCACGTACGCCAACCGGCAGGACTTCGCGCGAGACCGCATCAACGACGTGTTGGCGCCCTACATGCAGGCCGTGTCACAGCGACTGTCCATGATGGACGTTTGCCGGCGCGGCTACATCCGGGTGTTCGATCTGGACGATTACCTGCGCGCCGACCCGGTTACCCGGTGGACGGTCTACGGGCAGGCCACTGCGATGGGAGCCATGAGCGTGGAGCAGGTGCAGCAGGAGGAGGGCCTGCCGGTCGGGGCCGTCACCCCACCGGCGGCCCCGGTGCAGGACGAACTCGCCGCGCGGCGGGACAGGGCGGTCGGGTTCGCCGGGCCGGCGGCGCGCACGTTCGAGTTCACGGCCGGCGCCGTGGAGTTCAGCGTCGACACGCAGAAGCGCACCATCACCGGACTGGCCCTGCCGTACGGGGAGATCGCGTCCAAGTACGGGTTCTCCTACCGGTTCGCCAAGGGGTCGCTGGAGTGGTCCGAGGTCGGCCGGGTCAAGTTCCTCCGGGACCACGACTACGGGCAGGCGCTCGGCGTGGCGACCGACCTGCGCGACACGGACGCCGGGTTCGTGCCCTCGTTCCGGATCGGCGCCGGCCCGGACCGGGACGCCGTGTTGCAGGACGCAGCAGACGGCATCCTCGACGGGCTCTCCGTGGGCGTGGAGTTCGATGACGCGGTGGACACCGTGCCCGACCCGGAAAACAAGGGCGTGCTGTTGGTGCGCCGCGCCACACTCCGCGAGGTGTCGCTGACCGCGATGCCCGCATTCGACAGTGCTCGCGTGACCAAGGTGGCCGCGCGTAGAGACGGAGGAATCATGGACCCGTGCGCCACGTGCGGCACGCAGCACGCGCCCGGCGTGGCGTGCCCGACCCCCGCGCCGGCCCCTGCCGGTCCGGTCACGCTCACCGCGGAGCAGTTCTCCGCGCTGCTCGCCGGGCGGCCGGCGCCGGCCCCTGCCGACCCCGGCCCGGCGCCGGTGGACCCGGACGGCCCGGACACCCCGCGCGGCCCGGTGTTCGTCAGCGAGCCCGCCCCGTACCGGTTCGACCGGCGCGGGAACTTCGCCACCGGGCAGGAGCACGACTTCTCCACCGACCTCGCCGAGATGGCCCGTGCCCGCGACGGCGCCGGCCAGACCCCGGCCGGTAAGCGGGTCATGGGGATGCTGGCCCACACGTTCGACGTGGACACTGCGGACATCAACGAGGTGACCCCTGAGATCAACCGGCCGGACCTGTACGTCGATCAGCGGGACTACCGCTACCCGCTGTTCAACTCGATGAACCGGGGCGCCCCGCCGAACGGCGTGCAGCCCTTCCGGTTCCCCAAGTTCTCCTCGGCCACCGGGCTCGTCGGCGCGCACACCGAGGGGACCGAGCCGACCGGCGGGACGCTCGTCACCACCTCGCAGGTGGTCACTCCCTCGGCCACCTCGGGGAAGGCGTACATCACGCGCGAGGTGTGGGACATGGGCGGCAACCCGGCCGTGTCAACGCTGATCTTCAACCAAATGGTCAAGGGCTACAACGAAGCGCGCGAAACCGCGATCGGCACCTACCTGAACACGCTCACCGCGGCAACGGACATCGCGCTCGGCGTGGCCGTGGTGGACGAAGCGCTGCAACTCGCGTGGGACCGGGCGCTCGTGGATCTCCAGTACATCCGCGGCTACGAGTTCGACTTCTTCGCCGTGGAGCAGTACCTGTTCAAGGCGTTCGCGGACGCCGTGGACAACGACGGGCGCAAGCTGTACAGCATGATCAACCCGGTGAACGCCAACGGTTCCGCGGCCCGGCGGTACACCACGATCGACCTCGGGGGCGTGACCGCGGTCCCCACGTGGGGCCTCGGGGCGGGCACCGGTGGCGCGTCGAACAACTCGTGGCTCTACGACAGCTCGACCATGCACGCATGGTCGACCGCCCCGCAGCGGCTGGAGTTCCCCGGCGGGTCGGACGACAACACCACGTACGCGCCGGTCGCGAAGGTCGGCATCGGCATCTGGGGCTACACCGCGATCGCGAACAGCGACATCGGCGGGGTGCGCCAGGTCACCTACGACAACGCCTCGTAAGGGGGAGCAGTGGCAGGACAGCGAAGCACGACGACCGGCCCGGCACCGGAGGACGGGCCGGCGGCAGAGTCCCTCGCCGAGCGCGTGGCCCGGTTGGAGCTGGAGAACCGGGCCATGACGCTGGAGCTGGAGAACCGCGTGCTGCGTAAGCGCGTGGAGCACGGCAACCGCACGAACGATCAGCAGGCCAAGGAGTTCTAAGTGGCACTCCGCCCGGACTACGTGACGCTCGCCGAGTTTAAGGCGTGGCTACGCATCGACGTGGACGACACCACGGACGATGACGAGTTGGAGCGGCACATCACGTCTGCGTCCCGGGCGGTGGACAAGCACTGCAACCGACAGTTCGGCCTCGCCCCTGCGCCGGTGGAGTACATCCCCGAGGCGTGGGGGCGGGACGAATGCGGCCGGTGGCTCGCCTCGATCCCCGACCTGATGACCACGGTGGGCCTCGTGGTCACCTCGGACGGCACCACCATCGACACCACCGGGTGGACGCTCACCCCGCGCAATGCCGCGCTGGACGGGCTCCCCTGGACCGGCATTCGCATCGACGGGGGCGCCGGCCGGGACCTGTCCGTGACCGGTCAGTGGGGCTGGACCGAGGTGCCGGTCCCGGTGAAGGAGGCCACGATGTTGCAGGCGTCGCGGTTCGGCATCCGCCGGGACAGCCCGTTCGGTATCGCCGGGTCGCCGGATGCCGGCAACGAGCTGCGCCTGCTGGCCCGGGTCGACCCCGATGTGGCCGTGTCCCTGACCGGGCTCGTGCGCCCCGGGCGGCCGGCATGAACGTCCAGGCGATCATGGAGGCGCTCGCCACCCGGTTGAAGACCATCGACGGGTTGCGCGCCTACGGCTTCCCCGTGGAGAAGGTGAATCCCCCGGCCGCGATCGTGTCGTGGCCGAGCGCGTACACGTTCGATGCCACGTACGGCCGGGGGCATGACGACCTGGAGATTCCCGTCGTGGTCGTGGTCGGCAGGCCGCGGGACAACAAGGCCACCCTGGAGCGGCTGTCCGGCTACCTGGACGGCGCCGGCCCGACCTCGGTCAAGGCCGTGCTGGAGGCGGCGCCGTTCCCCTCGCCGGTGGAGAACCTGCGGGTGCGCGGGGTGGAGATCGACATCTACACCATCGCTGGTGCCGAGTATGTGACTGCCGTGTTCGACGTGCAGATAGACGGAAGGGGAACGGTCTGATGGCCCGCTCACACGGCAGGTTGACAGAGATCAGCATCGGTGGGGACGACCTCAGCGCGTACACGAACGCCTCGGATCTGGAGCGGTCGTCGGACTCGCACGACACCACGACCTACGGCGCCTCGCACCACCGGCACGAGGGCGGGCTCAAGGACGGCACGTTCAAGTGCAGCGGGTTCTACGAGGTCGGCGCGACCGGGCCGCACCAGACGCTCGCCGGGGTGGTCGGTGACGTGCTGGAGATCGTCCGCATGATCGAGGGCACCGGGGCCGGAAAGCCGGTCGAAACGTGGGACGCGCTGCTCGTGAAGTACACCGAGTCGGCGCCGGTGGCCGACTACGTGCAGTGGGCCGCAGAGTTCGAGAACAACGAGTATCCGGTAGAGACGACGCAGGGAGCGTAGAACGATCATGGATGTTGCTGAGCTGCTGGGGGGCGGCGGGGTTGAGACTGAAGAGGTCCCGATCCCTCGGCTCGGTAAGAGCGTGACCGTGCGCGGGATGACCCGCATGGAGGCGCTGCTCGTCGGCAAGCAGGACGGTCCGGAGAAGATCGAACCGCTTGCCCTGCACTACGCCGTGGTGGACCCGCAGCTCACGCTCAAGCAGGCCGAGGAGTGGATGCGCTCGGCGCCATCCTCCGAGGTCGGGCCGGTCGTGCGGGCCATCAACCGGCTGTCCGGCGGTGGTGACCGTGCGGACAAGGAGGCGGCCAAAAGCGTTCCTGAGCAGGGACAGCCCCCTACGGTTTGAGTTCTTCCTCGCCGAGCGCCTGCGGATGACGGTCGCCGAGCTGCGCGCCACGATGCCGGCGCAGGAGTTCATGCAGTGGGGGATCTACTACGGGGTGCGCGCGCAAGAGGCGCAGCTCGCGAGGGGGTGACCGGTGCGGGCCACGCTGGAGGTTGAGGGTCTGGCGCAGATGCAGCGGTCGCTGCGCCAGATCGGCCCGGCCGCGGCCAAGGGCCTGCGGCTGGCGCTGAATGAGGCGGCCGACCTGCTCATTGACCGGGTGCGGCCGAAGATCCCCTCGCGGACGGGGGCGGCCCGGCGGTCGCTCAAGGCGCGCTCGTCACAGAAGGCCGTCCGCATCGCGGTGGGCGGCCGGCGCGCGCCGTACTACCCGTGGTTGGACTTCGGCGGCCGGGTCGGACCGGGCGACTCGGTGGTGCGCCCCTACATCGCGGACGGCCGGTATCTGTACCCGGGCCTGCGCGCGAACCGGGACGAGATACAGAAGCTCATCGATCGGCGCCTGCGCGAGGTGGCCGAGGATGCCGGGTTGGAGGTGGACTAGGTGGCGAATCAGACGACGCTCACGTTCGCGGGTGATGCGGACTCGCTGCGCCGCGCGGCGCAGCAGTCCACGCAGGCGCTCGACAGCGTGGCGTCCGAGGCGCGCACGACCTCTGCCGAGCTGGGGGAGGCGGCGCAGTCCAGTCAGGACATGACCTCCCGGATGGGCTCGCTCGGCGCGGCGACCGAGGGCGCGGCCGGCGCCATCGACTCAATCGGCGGGTCGTTGCAGGCGATGGTCGATTTCCAGAACTTCGCGTCCGATCAGGCCATGCGGTTGAAGCGCGCGATCAACGACTGTGAGCAGGCCGTGGTCGACTACGATCAGGCGCTCCTCGACGGGCAGCAGGCGCAGGCCGACGCGAATCAGGCCGCGATCGATGCGGAGCAGGCCGTGCTCGATGCCAAGGTGGCGCAGGAGGAGTACAACGCCGCGGTCAAGGAGCACGGCGCCGGGTCGGCCGAGGCGCAGCAGGCCGCGATCGATCTCAAGCAGGCGCAGGAGGATCTGCGGCAGGCCAACCTCGACGCGAAGCAGGCCACCATCGACGGGACGCAGGCGACCGTCGATGCCAAGGCGGCCACGCTCGATCTGGCCGAGGCGCAGAAGGAGGCCAACCCCTCGGACATGCAGCGGTGGGCCGATCAGCTAGCGGTCATCACTCCGCTGGTGACCGCGCTCGTGGGGGTGATCGCGCTGGTGACCGCGGCGCAGTGGGCGTGGAACGCTGCACAGCTCGCCTCCCCCACGACGTGGATCATCCTTGCGATCGGCGCCATCATCGCGGGCATCGTGATCCTGGTGTCGCAGTGGGACACGGTGAAGAAGGCCGGCGGCGCGGCGTGGGACTGGATCAAGGACCGGGCGTCCGCGATGTGGGATTGGATCAAGCAGATACCGGGGTGGATCGGCTCGGCGTTCGGCCGGGTCGGGGAGGCTATCGCCGCGCCGTTCCGGGCAGCGTTCAACGCCGTGTCCCGGGCGTGGAACTCCACCGTGGGCCGGTTGTCGTGGACGGTCCCGGGCTGGATTCCGGTGATCGGCGGTAACTCGATCTCCGCTCCCAAGCTGCCGACGTTCCACTCTGGCGGGACCGTGCCGGGCCTGCCCGGTCAGGAGGTGCTCGCCGTGTTGCAGGCCGGCGAGACGGTGAACAACTCGGCCGGCGCCGGCCCGTCCGGGCCGCGGGCCGCCCGGGTCGTCTACGTGGACGTGGGGCCGGCGCTGATGGACATCATTCAGCGGGAGGTGGGAGCCCGGGGCGGGGATGTGCAGCTCGTGCTCGGCGGGTCCCGTGGCTGAGCAGGACGTGCTCGTGGAGCTGTACTACGCGGGCGCGTGGCAGGACGTGACCGAGGACGTGCTCGTGGAGGAGGGCATCACCCTGAACCGGGGTCTGTCCGAAGAGACTCTCGAGCCGATCCCGTCCACGATCAAGCTCACGTTCTTGTCCCCCGGCGGGAAGTACAACCCGAACAACCCCACGAGCCCGCTCTACGGGCTCGTGGGCCGGAACACTCCCATCCGGGTGTCGGTAGACGGGTCGGTACGGCAAGCGGGCGAGGTGGCCGAATGGCACCCCTCGCGACCGGTCGTGGGCACGTCCCGGTCGGCGGTGGTCGGCGCCGGCATCCTGCGTCGGCTCGGCCGGGGGCAGAAACCCCTGCGGTCGGTCGCCTACCGGGCGCTCACCTCGCCCGACGATGACGTGTACCGGGTGGCGTACTGGCCGTTTGAGGAGGCGGCCGGGTACAACGCCAGGTACCTCTACACGCCGTACCCGGCGTCCGGGCTGTCCGCCGAGGTGATCAACGAGGATGTGACGTTCGGCGGGTACACCGACCACCCGGCGGCCGAGCGCATGATCGTGATGGGCACCGACGCGCGGCTGATGATGTTCATGCCGACCTACACGGCCGGCGCTGAGACCAAGGTGATGGCCCTGTGGAACATCCCCGGTGACCTCACTCCGACCGGCGAACGCGCCCTGTTCCGGATGGACTGCGTGGGCGGGTCTTTCGACTACGTGGACCTGATCTACACGAACACGTCCGGGCACGTGATCGGCCTCAATGCGTTCAGCGGCGGCGCGATCGTGGAGTCCTCGGCGTTCAGCGTCGGCGCCGACGTGGTGGACAACCCGATCTGTCTCGCGCTGGAGTTCTCTGGGAGCCCGAACCTGTTGGCGCGCATCGTGTTCTACACGCAGTCCGGCATCGGGCTCGGCGACGACACGTGGAACAGCCGGTCCCTCGGCCGGATAACGAAGATCGTGGTCGGCGACCGGCGCACCTCGGATATCCACGATGTCGACGGGGTGGCCGTGGGGCACCTGATCGTGGGCACCGACACCGATGCGTTCCGCTCGTTCGCCCCGTACGGCGAACCGTTCGGGTTCCGCGGGTTCGTCGGCGAGCCCGCGGCCGACCGGGTGGAACGCCTCTGCGCCGAGGAGGGCGTGCCGGTAACCATCATCGGGGGCGGGTCCGACTACTCCGAGCCGATGGGATATCAGGGCATCGACACCCTGACCGAACTGCTGCTTGAGTGCGCGCGCACCGACGCCGGACTGCTCTACGAGGTGCGCGGGTCGGTCGCACTCCAGTACCGGACCGGCCGGCATCTGTACGACCGGGACCCGGACCTGACCATGACGCTGAGCATGGCCTCCCCCGGCGTGGCCCCGGGCCTCGATCCTGAGCTGTCCGACCTCTACGTGCGCAACGACGTGGAGGCAAAGAGCAGCACGGGGTCCGGCCGGGCCACGCTCGATGCGGGGCCGATGTCGGTGCTCCCCCCGCCGGACGGCGTGGGCCGCTACAACACCTCGTTGGAGGTGAACCCGTCCGACGATGGGCGGCTCCCTCACCTCGCCGGGTGGCACCTCGGGAGGAACACCTACGCCGGGGTGCGCTTCCGGCGGGTGACGGTCGACCTCGACGCGAACCCGTCGCTGGCCGCCGACGTGAACCGGATCGGGCTCGGCTACGTCGTGGTGCTGACCGACCTGCACCCCGAGGACTCCCCGGACGACTTCCGCGGGCTCGTCGTGCAGGTGAATGACCGGATCAAGCCTGACCGGCGGCTCGTCACGTGGACCCTGATTCCGGCGGACCCGTTCGACGTGGGGATCATCGGCGACGACGCGGGGACCATCGACCTGTTGGGCTTCCGCATCGACACCGACCTGACCACCCTCGCCGAGGCGCTCGACACCACAGAGACCGGCGTCGACACCACGGGCGGGGAGTGGACCACCGACGCGGACAACTGGAACACCGGGCTGTCCGGCGGCGGCCTGTTCCTCACCATCGGCGGTGAGCAGATGCGCGTCACGAACCGGTCCGGGTCGACGTTCACCGTGGTCCGGTCCGTCAACGGCGTGGTCAAGAGTCACAGCATCGGCGACCCGGTGCACGTGAGCAGCCCTGTGACGATTGGAGTCTGACGATGCCGTGGCCCGAACGCCCGTCCATGCTTGCCGGCGGCCGGCTGCTCGCCGAGGATCTGGACGCGCTGCTTGATCAGATCGAGGAACTCTCCAACACCGATGACGTGCTCGCCGCGGACACGGCCGGGGTGAACAACTCGACAACCCTCGTGAACACCACGATGTCGGTGCCGGTCCGGGCGTCCACGTACTACACGGCGTACGGGGTGTTTCCGTACACGGCCGGGCTCGGCGAGGATTTCAAGCCCGGTATCTCCACGCCGTCCGGCACCACGATCCTCCGCTCCACGCTCTTGTCCGGCCCGGCGTCGGCCTCCCCGTCGAACCCGGTGGCCGATCAGGTCTACTTCGGGACGGACACCACGATCGGCGCGCTCACCGCACCCGGACAGAGCACGTCGTCCAACGTGGTGATCTGCTATTACACGGTGTCGTTCCTGACCGGCGGGACGGCCGGGAACGCGATCGCGCAGTACGCGCAGGGCACGGCCGGGTCCGGGACGACGACGTTCATGCGACGCGGGGCCATCTGGACGGTCCGGCGCGCGAACGGGGTATAGGGGGAAGCATGGCAACGCAGGCGTATTACGACTGGCGGGCGGCCGGTCGGCCGTTCCGGGTGGCCCGGCCCATCGCCGAGCTGGTCACGATGGCGCGCAACGCCGGTGTGTCGGTGCTCGGCACCATCGGCAACGAGGACCACCTGCAGGCCGGTACGCCAGAGGATCACACGCCCTTCTCGGCGACGGCGTGGCCGATTCCACTGCCGGACTACGTGGTTACCGCGGGGGACTTCGGCGACGGGCCGCACTCGGACCGGCTCCTCGCGGACGCGCGCGCCGGCCGGCTGCCGTGGGCCAAGTATTTCAACTTCCGGCGGGTCAACTACAGCGTTCGCCGGGGGTGGGAGGGCAGGTCGAACTCGGACTCCCACCTGCATGTATCGATCAAGTCGGACCACACCTACGTCTCGCTGGGCGGTTACAACCCGTTCACCGGGCAGCAGCAGGAGGAAGACGTGAACGCAGACCAGGATCGACAACTCCGTAGCGCAGAGTTCCGGCTGCACCACCTGTTTCAGATGGACCCAACCGTGGAGGGCGACCCGTTCGGCGGGACCTACGAAATCAAGCTGGTCAACTTCCTGACCGAGCTGCGCGCCGACCTCGACGCGGTGAAGACGGCCGTAGAGGAACTGCGCGGGCGCCCGGCCGGCGTGGTGTCGATCGAGGACCATGAGAAGGTCATGCGCCGCATCTACGGTGAGGCGGACGGCGCGGTTCCCCCGGCGGCCCCGTAATGGCCTCGGGAACTGTCGCACCCGCAGAGGATCATGGGGACATGAACTTACGCACGCACGCCCCGTGGATCATCGGGGGAGCGACCGTCGTATCGGTCGTGTTCATCATCTGCCTGACGGTCCTTGCGTTCGAGGGCAAGCAGTCCGAGGAACTGTCGCGGATCTTGAACTCGGGGCTGAACCTGCTCGGCGCGCTGCTCGCCGGTGGCGCGTACTGGCGCGCGTCGCAGGCGACGGAGCAGGCCGGCGGCGCGCGGCAGGAGGCGCGCGGCGCGCAGCAGGAGGCGCGGGTGGCCGCGCAGCAGACCAACGGCGCGCTCGAGGGCCGGATTGCGCAGGTGGTGCATCGGGTGCTCGATGAGCGCGAGGGACGCGCGTAGGGCGCCCCCCGACCTACGTGCAGAACGGCCCCGGGCGCTGACTCGCACCGGGGCCGTTCGCTATGCCGGGGACGTTACCGCGTCCACACGATGTCGTCACGCATCTGGATCACCTCCTCCCGCAGGGTACGGCTCCCGGTCGCCGCCACGCTCGAGCGGCCCGGTGAGCGCCGGCATCCCGTGCTCCGCCCGGCGCTGGTTCTCCCACGCGCGCCGGGCCATCATCATGTCGATGCCCCGGGCGGCGGCCTTCTTGATCGGGCTGAGCGCCTCGGCCAGAACCGTCCCGTACTCCTCGTAGCCCGCGTCTGTGCCGTCCTCCAGCCCGTTCCCGTAGCCGGACAGGTAGCCGCTCATCCACGCCTCCAGCCAAGCGGCCGGCGGCGTGGCGGGCACGTTCTCCGTGCACTGCGGGCCGCCCCCGCACGTGGCGGGGTTGCACCGGGCCGGCGGCGTGTGTAGCTCGTAGTGCGCGCAGGTCGGCTTGTGCTCGATGACGCTGCGAGCGTTCAGGCGGGTGCACCCGTGCACCATGCAGTCGGCCGGCATGGGCGGCGGACCGCTCGGGAGGTTGCCGGGGCACCGGTACTTGCCGGGCCACGATCGGGTGATGTCGTGCGGCCCGTGGGGCGCCTCGGACTGACACCGGTAGTCCGTAACGTCCGATCTGTCATACACGATAATCACCGTTATCGTGATCGTTGAAGAAGCAATCACCCTCGCCGATGGGGGTAGAAGTGATGCGCGCCGGGTGGCAGTGAGCATGGGCACTCTGGCCCGTGGTCGCACTTGCAGCCTGACGCGGCCTTCTCGTACTTGCCGGGCGCGCGGTCAAGCTGAACCGCGGCGTGACGGGCGGGCCGGCCGGCCGGTGGCGCATCGTCCGCCGTGCACGCGGGGCAGTCAGCGTCCGGGCACTGCTCCGGGTACAGCCGGTCCAGCTCGGCCCGGTGCGTGGCGCACAGGGCGTAGGCGGCCGGCGCGCAGGCCGGACAGGCTCGGATGGCCCGGATGAGCGCGATCAGGGACCGGCCGTGCTCGTTGTCCGCCACGAACGCGATCAGCATCGGTGGTCCACGGGGGTGCAGGCCGGCGCGCAGTCCGGGCCGAGGCCGGTGTGTACGGACTCCAGCTCGGCCATGATGTCGTCGTACTCGGGGGTGCCGACGTGGCGCAGCTCGTACTCGGCGCGCATGGCGGCCCGGATCATGTGCAGCGCGTAGGCCGGGTCCCGGGTGTCCAATCGCAGGTAGCCCTCGATGCATCCGAGGGTGCGGGACATGAGGGCGTGCGGGCGGCCTCCCTGGTAGGCGTGGTCCGAGGCGGTCACGCCGATGATCTGCCTCACGCGGTCCACGTCAAGGCGGGTGGGCTGGTCGGTGCGGTCCATCTGTGCTCTCCTGTTCGTGGGGCTGGTAGTGGGCCGCCGGGTGTCATCGCCCGGCGGCCCGTCCGTCTACTTGTCCTCGGGGGCTGCGTGCTTCGGCTCGTGCTGCTCGTCGGCGTGGCGCCGGGTGGTGTTCCTCTCGCTGGTGCTCGGCTCC